CCTGTAATAGAAGCACTCCAACGTGGTGCAGTTCTATTACTTGATGAACTAGACCTAGCATCTAACAAGATTCTATGTTTACAGTCCATCCTAGAAGGTAAAGGTGTATTCCTTAAGAAGATAGGTCTCAAAGTAGAACCTGCTGCAGGATTCACCGTTGTTGCTACTGCTAACACAAAGGGTAAAGGTTCTGACGATGGTAGATTCGTAGGTACTAACGTACTTAATGAAGCATTCCTAGAAAGATTCCCACTCACATTCGAGCAAGAGTATCCTTCTCCTAACTATGAGAAGAAGATGCTTAACAACTACTGCTCAGAACTTAACTGCTGTGACAAAGAGTACATAGACAACCTTACTGTGTGGGCAGATATCATTCGTAAGACATTCGCTGAAGGTGGTGTTGATGAAGTTATCTCTACACGTAGACTAGTGCACATTATTCGTGCATTCTCAATCTTTGGCAACAGACTAAAGGCAATCCAAGTATGTCTCAATCGTTTCGATACTGAAACAAAAGAGTCCTTCCTTGAGTTGTATAGTAAAATTGATGCTAAAGTAGATTTATCAGAGGAGAACCCATTAACATGAGATCCAAGTACAGAGAGGACGAAACCATCAAGATAGTGCAGGACTACATTGCCCGAACCTATCAAGCACACTACTCCTCTCAGGAAAAGGGTATACAAACCCTTGATTTGCTAGAAGGAATTGACATAGCAGAACAATTCTGTCAGGCAAACATCATAAAGTATGCATCACGTTACGCTAAAAAAGGTCAGCATAAAAAAGACGTGCTAAAAATCATACATTATGCTATACTATTATATTACTTCTCAGGAACTTCATTTCCTGATGATGAAGTAGAAAATTTACCCTCGCAGGAATTAAACTATTGATTATGAAATTTACTGAGTACGAGATGGAAGTGTTACAATCCTTTAGGGAGATTAACCCATCGATTGTATTCCATCCTGGCAACAAAGTCGCCACGATATCCAACAACAAGAACATACTTGCTGTAGCAGACTTCCCTGCGTTTAGTTTTCCTAAGAAAGCACCCATCTATGATCTTGGTAACTTGATTAATAGTATTAAGACTCTTAGTTATCAGAACACTGCAGACGTAGAGTTCCAAGAACAGAAAGTAGACATCGTTAACCGTGGTAGTAGAATCAAATACTACTATGCTGAAGAACGTATGGTTACTCAACCACCAGATGCAATCCAAGATCTAGGTGAACCAGTTGTATCAACTAAACTTGATATCACACACCTAATACAGATACAAAAGATAGCATCTACCTATCAGTTACCAGATATATGTTTCACTGGTTTCGAAGGTAAGTTGACTGCAGTTGTAACTGACAAACGTAACAAGACATCTAACTCATTAGAGATTGGTCTTGGATCAGTTGATAAAGATTTCTGTTTCTGTCTTAAGATAGAGAACTTATCTGTCATCAGACCTAGTAGTGCAACTTACAACCCATGCACAGGTTACAAACTAGACATCTTTGGATGTAAGGTCGCTAAGTTTACTGGTTTGATTAGTAAGAATGCTGAGAATAGTGTTGGATCATTAGAATATCTCATCGCATTGGAACCTGATAGTGAGTATTGATACTGTATTAATTGGTGACTGTCGTGAGACTCTCAAAACCATAGATGAAAAGGTAAGGATGGTAGTTACATCTCCTCCTTACTATGGGTTGAGAAACTATGGTGATGAAGACAATCAGATAGGTCAAGAAAACTCACCCGAAGAGTATGTCCAACAGTTAGTCGAAGTTTTTGCTGCATGTCGTGATGTAATGCATGATGACGGTACACTGTGGGTTAATATGGGTGATAGTTATTACAACTATAGACCAGGAAAAGGTCAAGCATTAGCAAAACAAACTCTTGCTACATCAGATCAAGATCATCCAACTAAGTGTCCACGTAGAGGTAACAAATTAGATGGTCTCAAAGAGAAAGATCTGATAGGTATACCATGGATGTTAGCATTCGCACTACGTGCAGACGGATGGTATCTACGTCAAGATATTATCTGGCATAAACCTAACCCTATGCCTGAGTCAGTCAGAGATAGGTGTACTAAATCACATGAATACATCTTCTTATTAAGTAAGAACAAGAAGTATTTTTATGATAACGAAGCGATCAAAGAACCTGCGAAAGACTGGGGTACAAGAGACCGTAGTAAGGGTAAGTATCATAATCCTGGCACTGGATTACAACCACATACAGGACTAAATAAGAGTTACCCAAAGAAGAACAAGAGATCTGTTTGGTCTGTGACTAACAAACCAAGTAAGAAGAAGAATCACTTCGCTGTATACCCACCTGACCTTATAGAACCATGTATCAAAGCAGGTAGTAAGGAAGGTGACATCATACTAGATCCATTCTTAGGATCAGGTACAACTGCAAGGGTTGCAAAATCTCTCAATAGGCATTATATTGGATGCGAGTTACACGAGGGGTATGTTCATGAATGATTTCTTATGGGTAGAGAAGTATCGTCCTACAACTATTGATGAATGTATACTTCCAGATGAAACAAAGCAAATGTTTAGAGGATTCCTTGTGCAGGGTGAGATACCAAATCTCCTCCTCTCAGGGTCAGCAGGTGTTGGTAAAACAACTGTTGCTAAGGCACTATGTAAAGAGTTAGGAGCAGATTTTTATGTCATTAATGGGTCTGATGAGGGTAGATTCTTGGACACTGTACGCAATCAGGCAAAGACCTTTGCTTCTACTGTTTCTCTTGCATCTTCATCAGTTCATAAGGTTATCATTGTGGATGAAGCGGATAATACGACACCAGATGTACAGTTATTATTACGTGCATCGATCGAAGAATTCCAAAAGAACTGTCGGTTCATCTTCACGTGTAATTATAAAAATAAAATCATAGAACCTCTACACTCTAGGTGTTCTGTAGTTGATTTTAACATCAAAGGTAAAGAGAAAGCACAGTTAGCAACAACTTTCCTCAAGAGAATCAATACTATACTTGAGACTGAAGGAATTGAGTTCGAACTTAAGGTAGTATCAGAAGTAATAACAAAACATTTTCCAGACTTTAGACGCACTCTAAATGAATTGCAGAAGTATTCTTCTCGTGGTAAAATAGATGTGGGTATACTTGCACAAGTTGCTGACGTAAAGATCAATGATCTAATCAGTTACCTTAAGTCACGTGAGTTTACAAAGATGAAGAAGTGGGTCAAGTCTAATATAGATAATGAACCACATGTGATCATGCGAAAGATCTATGATAACCTCTATACCTATCTGACTCCTAAGAGTATACCCGAAGCGGTACTAGTGATAGGTGAGTATCAATATAAAGCATCATTCGTAATGGATCAAGAGATAAACTTAGTTGCATTCCTTACTGAACTAATGATGAGGTGTGAGTTTAAATGAAGAAATACCATGACATTTTTCCAACTAGAGTGTATGAATACCAGTTAGATGATGATGACATGGGAATGGTTGATGAAGCTTTAGAGTTTATTAAAACTCTTAACTTCCAAATGTATAATTACCCTGCAGGTGTTAGAACTAGTAGAGGTGACATACACAAAGAAAAACCTATGCTCCCTTTGATGGGATTTTTTGAGGATGTATTAGATGAAATTAGATGCGAACTTGCACTCCAGTGTCACGAACTTAAAATTAGTCTCGCTTGGGCTAATTTTGCACCTGCCCAGTCGGGTGTTGGTCACCCTCTTCATCGCCACCCTTATTCTTATCTCTCTGGGGTCTTCTATTTCACAGAAGGTTCGAACACAGTCTTCCAAGACCCAGTAGATATTCGTAATCTCGACACATTAGAGATTACAAGAGATTACTTTGATGGTCCTTTTGAGCATTTTAAAGCAAAACGTGGTAAACTATTAGTATTCCCAGGTTGGTTAAGACATTGGTCTGAACCACATGCCTCGGACTTTGACAGGTACACTATGTCCTTTAATGCATTACCTAACGGTCATGTAAACGGAGGTCCTCAAGGTGTACCTATGGCAAACATTACTGTCAACTAAATTATGAACATTTTCGTGACTGATCCAGACCCTGTTGCATCTGCACAGGTTCTACCCGACAAACATGTTGTCAAAATGCCCCTAGAAACTTGTCAAATGCTATCTATTGTAGCATCCGAGAAGTGGGGTCATGGTTTCGGTGTACTACCCAAGGTCGATGGTGCACCATACAAGACAGACAAAGGTGCATTTCGTAATCACCCTTGTACTATCTGGGCACAGACTAACTTTCGTTGGTTGATTGACCATGGTCTAGCATTGTGTGCAGAATATACACACAGATATAACAAGGTACATAGTTGTCAATACACTATAGAGTGTGCTGACATTATCTTCCCTGACTGCCCACCACCTACTAACTTTACAAGGGCAATGCCTGATGAATTTAAACATGACACAAGCATTGACACTTTTACTGCTTACAAGAATTACATTGGCAGCAAACCTTGGGTTGCATCTAAT